ACACCAGAAATTTGTTCACCAGATGTAATAGTGTCTTTCACCATATTTATGGTACTACTGGGGATGTTAAAATCAAGGTATAAATCTTGCAACCCTATGACATCATTTGATTCTGGGAATGCTTGAATTTCAATTATATTATTTGCCTTTTCAGTTTCAGTTATATTAATAGTTGTTAAATTAACTTCACCGTGAACATAATCAACAGTTCCAGCTGATTTGACTATAACAACGTTTTGTCCTGTATTAATATCCTTTTTAACAACAGATATTACACCTGACAACATATCTGGATTGGGAGTATCAGTAATATAAACTAAATCACTATTACCTTGAATTTTAAATCCTGTACTCTTTATATTTAATCCACCCGGTTTAACATTGAATTGATTTCCAAAACATAATTCATATTGAGCAAACTGATTAAGTAATGCATTCAAATTACGACGTATGGTGACTCTGGTAATGTTTGATGTGATTGCTTTATCAATGTTATCAATTACGTTTAAAACTTTACTATACTTAAATCTACCACCAAAACGATTAACATCACCTGATTTGGAATAAGTGGTTAATGATTGAGTTATTTTTGTTTTTAAATCATTAACATTCTCAACAGATGTTGAATCATAGTAAATAAATGATTCGATTTCTACAAATAAAACTTGTAGATCAACAATTTTTTGATTTATTCCAGTTAAAGAATAACTTTTTAACTTCTGAAGTATTTGAATTTTATCAAAATCTGATACAAAATCACCATTCTTAGGTTTTATAGTGATGAATACCGTACCAAATTGTGGTGGATCTAATTCTTCACCACCCACGACTGATACACTCTCTGTATTAGGATATACTGTTTGGATAATTGATTCGTAATCTCTTGCTGTAACTGCTCTGTATTGTGCTGAATATAGTCTAGGAGCAAAGTATTTTACTGAATCTATGGATTCTATATCTCCACCATTAGAGGCAGCTCCAATAGTCTCTACATTAGGTATTGATGTTGGCACTACTATACCACCACTGTCGTCTTCAAAACTACCAGCAAATGTAAAGAATGAAGGCCCATTACCATCCTTACCAGAAGTTACAATATATTGAACTGTAATTATTGCACCATTTTCTATTTTCTTACCAAAAATACCATCTCCAAATAGTAACTCATAATTTTCATCCTGTATTTCTTGTATTAAATATGATTCTGATTTTGAAGTTACACTTATTATATTGTCAATCATTTTATATTGCTTACCTAAACCGGGATCTGCAGACCCTTTTACATAGACTACAATCGAAGATGTATCAATTGATGAATTATTTAAAATGAATCTTTGCTCCAAAGAACCGTCAACAACAAACTGTGATGTTAAATAAGTTCCCTCTAAAACTTTTATAGGATTATTAACAGACCCGAATTGTGCAAAACCATTATTAACTGTTGTCGTTATACTCTCAGAAATGGAGAACACAAAATCACTATCATCTTGTGTACCAACACACACTAGACCGGGTTGTAAGGTGATTGTTGAACTATTAGTGTTAGTTGCTACCTGAAACTTTACTAACGCTCTAGCTGCCGTTTTAGAGCGTGGTACATAACCTATATTTCTTGCTAATGATACTACATTCTCTCTTAAAGTTGCCGAGTCAAGAAAAGATTCATTTACTACTAAATTTGAGTTAAATGCTGAGATATAAGTATTATATGCAAGAGTATCAATCAAAACAGAGAAGTTTGATCCTTCAAAATCAAAGTCAGAAAAGTTTGAATTTGCACGAAGGTAATCTTTAATCTGTTCTCTTATCTGATCAAAGTCTAAGTTAGCGAATTTGGTAAAAGGCATTATCTTGCGGCTTGTAATATGAATGTAAAGTCCTGTTGTGGAAACTCTTGACCAATAATATCAAAAATAACATTCACTTCAAATTCATTCTCATCTGGTCTAGGTTCAACATTTACTTCTAAATTATCAACTCTAGGTTCAAAGTTTTCAATTGATATTTTAATTTGATCTTCGATTGCTGAAGCAGTACCAAAGTCAATAAAATTATCAAATAGTAAATCACGAACCTCAGATCCTAAAATTGAGTTAAAAAATCTTTCAGTCGGTATTGTTTGTACAATATTTCTCACAGACCTCTTAATTGCGTTTTCATTTCGCAATACAGTGATGTCTTTTGTTACAGGATGGGGTGTAAAAGACAAATTTATATCTTTAAACGACCTTGATACACGTTTTACCGCCATTTAACAGAGTTTTTTATTATTTATACCTATCTTGCGAAGTCTTTCATAACATAGTCATCAGAATCAAAGTAATTAAGCATCCACCAAGCTAATGAACGAGGATTTTTACTACCACAAGTGAAAATATCGAATGCAACGCACTGTTTTTCAGGCCAAGTATGTAATGCAAAGTGACTTTCAGCAAGTGTTACGTTAATAGTGACCCCTTGAGGTTCAAATTGATGAACAAAACAGTTTAATAAGGTATATTCTTCAGTTTTAACAGCACTTACCATCTTATTTGCAAGTTCTTCTGCATTATTCAGCTTTTCAAAAGGTACATTGTACACTTCGACTAATAAATGAGTGCCCATATGGGCATTTTTCACGTTTTTCATGTAATTTTTGAATTTTCACTTAAAAATTGAGGTTTTTCGTCCTCATCTTCTTTAAAATAATCATCACCATCATACTCACTGATCAATTTACGACCATTTTTTTTAAATTCTTCAGATTTATCCACTCTAATAATCATTTTTACCCCAAAAAAATTATTTATTGCACTTTTTTCCTTAATGGCACCTCTATAGTCCAAGAACCACCACTTAAATTAATCATATCGAAGTTTTTTTTAACAGATGCTTTGCGTTTTTTTGCATCAGACTCAAGTTTTGTAAGATATGCCTCTCGGCCAGGTTCTGGTTGTATCTCTCCATAGTTAATATCACCTAATTCTGGTTCAATATTGATTTCGACATCATTAGATTTACGTTCTTTTGCTGTTTTCCAGAAATAATTCTCTTCTGAACCCAATCCATCACGATCATGACCGTTTTCAACCTGATAATACACGGTTGATACCTTAAAATCGGGTACTTTTGGTTCTTCTGGAGTAATACTATTGTCAAATATTCTCATTCTATTGTTTGGATAGAGGCAAAACTGCCCATTATCGAGTTCAATTAGGTTATGAGACTTATGTTCAGCTGGTTGTTCACTCGTTGAGTAGTCAATTGAGTCTACACTTTCGTGATAATTGTCCAAAGTACATATATAAGTGCCTGTTTGAGTACCAAAATCCCTTGTCATTACTTCATAATGCATTGAACCGATAAATTGTTTCTGAACTGCCACCACTCCATAGTCCATACAGTTCCAAAACTGTAAATTATGCAGTGTCATATCAGGTTTTGGAGTCTCTGGATCAGTTGTGAAGGCAGAAATTGGTAATTTATCGAACATTGCAGCATACTCTGGTAAGTATGTTTCAAAATAAAATGCTCTTCCGGGTATTGATTTGGCTGAAACCCATACTCCCTTTACAAATTCACCGTGACCACTCTTATGATCAGTAAGGTATTCTTTTCTCACCCATACTTCATAAGAAGGTAGGTTGGCAATTAGTGTACTCATCGGTTTAGTTTACGTTTTAGTTCTTTGGACATTTGCTTTGTTAGTTCACTATCAAGGTAAACTAAGTGTTCACGAAGATTTCTTTCATCTTCATTTCCCTCTATGTAATCATATAAGTGGTCAATATGCTCTAAGGCATACATTAACTTGGTTTGTTTATTCATCTTCACCGACCTTGCCCTCTTCTTCTCTTACGAGCCGAGTTACGCGAGGTAGCAGAGTATTTTGAGTGTTTTCCGTTTCCTTGTCGAGACTTCTTCGGGCGACTTTCACCACTTGAGTTTCCTTTAATCATTGTTGTCCTCCTTCATTTGAACTGTAAATTTACTTGGATCATTTTTGCCAGTGAGGTAAAACTCAATCGCAAAGTCCTGCATTCGATCAAAACACTCCGACTGAGTTAAATCACTGAATATTTCTTTTCCATCTTGAAGTATGGAATACTTAGTTATCTTCATATATTCGGATCGTATTTAAAAATAATGTAGATAATCAAGATAAATGTAATAAGAAGTAGTGATAGAAAAGTAATCATAATTTAGATAATACGAGTTTTTTCGTGACCTACACGAATTCGAGGGTCGCACCAGATTTCAAATCCAGCCTCTTTGGCATCGAGACAGAACGAGACATCTTCACCGCACATATCCTGTACAGTACCAGACTCAAAGACTTGCATCTTTGGAGCAAACCAAGGGTACTTAATCTTTTTATTACCTTTCTCATCAAAGTCTTCAAAGACTCCCTTCTGTATCAATAACCAACCAAATCCTGCATAATCAACAGTGAAAGGTTGTTTTCTCTTTTGAATACTGTCTAAAGTTTCGTGATTCATCACACCACCATTATTCGAGAAGTCCTCTTCATCTAGCCAATGAGCAACTGATGTAGTACGACCATCTTCAGTACAATACCAACCTGATACAATTGGTCTCTGTTTAGATTTATCAACAACTAATCTATAACCTGCAAGTTTTGTCGCATCTGATCCATCCTCATTCTTTACCACCTCTCCCTTTTCATTTTTTAATGGTTCAAGAACTGGTTCTTTTTTAACTGCTTCTGATGGAGTGGAGTTAAGAACTAACTGCCAGAACTTCTCTGTCGAGAAAACTATGTCAGAATCGATCCACAATTGCCAATCATATTCTAACTTACCATCCCAAGGTAATTGATCAGGGCCTCTGAGAACATTTGCTCCTAAACATTTACATCTTGCAAAGTTTACCATTGAAGAGTAATCCTGAGATATCTGTATACCTCCACCTGCTTGTACAATATCAAAACATAATTGTACGAAGTTCTTCAAGTAAGTATATGAGACACCTCTACCGGGTAAACAAAATACTATCTTTTTTCCTTTTATTAACTGCTTTGCTAATTCATAATCCCATTCAGGTTCTTTTTGAACGGGGGTTTTGGCTTTCACCTTAAATCCTTTGGCCATAATTGATTCAATGTACACATATATTGTAACTCACAGATATCTATATGTCAATAAGAAAAACCCAATGGGCGGTTTTACTCATCTTCGGATTCTTCCATTACCACAGTATTATCGTCTATCTTCCAATTTAATTTTGTATCTTCGTACCAACCCATTTCATTTATGATCCATTCCGGTATAATTGCACAGTATTCACCTGTAGTAACATCAACCTGTATTGAAGTAATTTGGCCACCGGAATTTTTTTGCATATAATGAAAATCCTGTCATCGTTTTTATATAGCGAAAAAAAAATTTACAATGAGTGTAATATTTGTCTCGCTTCCGTAACACTTTATAGATTGGGAGTCCCGTGCGTTTTTATAAACGACCCCCCATATACGGGGGGACTGGTGGCTGGCACGAACGAATGAGGGTTAGTCCTTATCTGAATAAGAACCCTCTACAACTCTCTTTCCGTTGAGAGCATACCAAACCAATTCGGCATAACCATATTCCTGTGCCATATCATATAAGAGGTCATAAGCAAAGGTTGTTGTAACCTCTTCGCGAATGTTTGTATTTGGAACTTCAATAAATTTCTGAATCATCATAATAAAAAAGGGGATAATGTGAATAAAAGACCCTATGCAAAGATAGGGTTTGCGTACTTACTGCAAGGGTGTGGATTCTCAGGTGAGCATCCAAAGGAAGCGATGAACTTATCTAACTCCTTGATTTCATTAGGTGTAAGGTCGTCAAAGTCAACTGTTGCAATGTGGTCTACACCCCACTCTGCAACTTCAAAAACGAACTCTTCCCAATCGCAACATACGTGTGCTACGTTTTCAAAGTTGTCATTCTTAAGTATTCTGTCTGCGATTGCTTGTGATCTGTTCATAAGGGGGGAACTCCTTTTGTTGTATATACCTATTATAAAAGAGATGCTCACGGATTGCGAGCATCTGAAACAATTGTTAATATTCTGATACTATCTTTAACCAGTTCCAAACCTCTGCTTTTGTTAACCAGCCACGTACATCCTGCCATTCGTGGTCATCATAGTGTAATTCGTCACCTTTTAAAAGTGCAATTTCATAAAGACCTTCGTTACCTCCATAAGAGTGCTCATGGCAGGCTACGGATAGTCCGTAACCGTTGTCGCAATAATATCTTACTACTTCGTTGTTTGGTCTGATTTCTCTTTTTGATGTGTACATAGGGGGGAATCCTTTGGTATATACTTATTATAACGTACTCTTAGCCGTTTGCGTGGAAGTTTACAAAACTGAAACAATGACGATCCACCAGCTTATATGTACCAAAACCATTATCAAATACAAAGCCCTCCGGTGGTACATAATCCCATTCATATAAGGTGCGAATGGTAGCTTCATGGCAGCAACTGGACAGCATTTGGTGTTTCATATCATTTACAAGTAACCATAAACGGATTAAATTAATGTCGCATAAGTCCGTGAACTCTTCCGGTATTACCTCTCTCTGTTCACGTACGCAAGCATTAAGGGCTTTCTTTATCTTAACTGCCTCTCTTTTGCTGGCAAACTTAACCAGTGTGGCCATTTGCTTTGCAAAGTTTACTTTCTCTTGAATATAAAAACGCTCTTGGCCTTCATCATTCTCCCAGTAGTCATAATCATAATCATGAGCCCACGCTTTGGGTTGCACAAAGTGGCAATACATAGTAGACTCTAATTGGCCTTGCTTGAGAGGCACCGGTGCTGTATCTCTGATACCATCATCCCAGTTACCAACGTGTACTGTATGAGGAGCCACGATAATATTGGCCATTATGGGTTCGTCAAATTGATACGTTAGAACGTTTGGTGTTACTTCTTTCTCACCACCATATCCCATAAAATCACCTTGATATATGGCCTCTGTACGTGGTAGGAAACGGAAGCAATGAAAGAGAATATCAAAGAGCTCCCCTTCGTAACCGTGGGTGGATAAGTCCTTAATTGACTTTATAAGCTTTGGTGTTTTCTTATTAAATACGGATTTGGTGCCTACAAAAAACTTACCATCGGTTGGATCAGTTCCCCATATAATGGCTGGGGATCCATCTATCTTAAGGGATAAACGGCCCGGTGCTGTCATCCAATCAAGGGGATCTAAATCCCCTGTTAAGATTGCGTCCTCTGGGTGTTCGATGTGAAGTAATGGCATTTATCTGACCTCCTGAAATGTGAAGCAGTTTTCAAGGATTTCTCTCACCCTCTCTCTGTCAAGGGAATCACCATCCCCCCAAGTCCAGTCAGTTGCGTGTAAAGAAAGAACGTTGATATAAAGTTTGATTGCTTCCCTTACATCGTCCTTAGTAAGTTTTAATCCAGTGATCTTACAACGCATTGGGTAGACTGCATCAAATGCACCGTAGAATGAATAAACATAATCGGTAAATTCAATAATTTGTTGTGCGGCCTGTAGTTTCATAATAAAGGGGGATTGCTTTGTATATCCTTATTATAAAGGATAGATGGATAATTGAAAGTACAAATGATACACTACAGTGTATAGGGTGATTTCGGTAAGCAAAAAAGAATGATTACAAAAAAGATTAGAAGTTCAGCCATTGGGTCTTAGAATGAATAAGGATTTTTCAACTTTTGAAAAGAAAATATACGAATGGTCGATATACTTCTTATCATATCCCCATTTCTTATATTTGAAATTAACTTTTGAAAGGGGATGTAGAGGTGCATTTTTGATACCTATCATTGCAATAAGTCCTCAAATCTTTTCATTGTTAACTTTTCTAATGCTAACTGCACACCTTCATG